ATAATATTTAGCATGAGTTACAAAGGAAAATATAAAATAAAGAATTTGAAAAAATATCGGGGAGATCCTACTAAGATAACTTACCGTTCTTTATGGGAAAAAAAATTCATGAATTATTGTGAAAATAATCCCATGGTTATTGAATGGTCAAGTGAAGAAATAATTGTGCCCTACAAATCTCCTATTGATAAACGAATACATAGATATTTTCCTGATTTTTGGATTAAAATAAAAAGGAAAGACGGTCTAACAGAATGCATTGTTATAGAAGTCAAACCCAAAAAACAAACATCGCCCCCCAAAAAACCCAAAAAAGTTACTAAAAGATATTTATCCGAAGTATACACATTTGGTGTAAATGAAGCAAAATGGAAAGCGGCCACAGAGTTTTGTAAAAACAGAAAATGGAGATTTAAAATCATTACAGAAGATCATCTTTTTTAGCTAAATATAACTATGGCACAACAAGATCAAACATTTTTAGATAAATTAAAAAACGCACTAAGAAGAAATGAAGGACAACCAAAAACACGTAATGCATCACAATGGTTTCGTAGAAAGGTTGGTGCCCTAAGAGCAGAATTGAGAAGTAGATTTAGTGAAGTCGATACTGCAGACGAATTTTATAAAACTGCTAAAAAATCAGGTACAGGAACAATATCTCCTGGTGCGATGGCATCATATTTTTATGATCCAAAAACTAAAGAAAAAATGAAATATTATGATAGATTTCCATTGATCATGTGTGTAAAAATGTATGGAAATGGGTTTCTTGGTTTAAACTTTCATTATCTTCCACCATTACTTAGAGCGAACTTAATGGATGCTATTGATCGTTCTAAAGGCGTAAACTATGAAGCACTTTCAAGAATTAAGGTACTTAAACCAACAGTAAAAAGATATTTATATAAACACATAACATCTAGAGTTGTAATTGTGGATGATGATGAAAAAGAAATTGCGTTATTTTTACCAACAGAAAGATTTAAAAAAGAAAACAAACTCGTTGTTTGGGGGGATAGTAGGAGAATGATTTAATGTTAAGCATAAACACTTTTAGAGAAAAAATAGAGAAAAAACATGGTCCCGCACCAGTAAATAGATATACAGTTTATATTCCTGGTAGAAATCAAGATTTCACTGGTTTTCAATGTGAACAAGCAGAACTTCCTGGTAAAACTATACTTACAGTTGAAGATAAATTATATGGACCAGTAAGAAAAATCGGTTATGGACAAATGTTTATTGACACTACAATGACATTTATTTGTACGGCAGAAGGTTGGGAAGAGAAAGCATATTTTGATAATTGGCAAAATAATGTAGTTGATCCTGAGTTATATGATGCTTCATATTATAATGATTATACGAGTGATATTATTTTAACAACATATACAGAACAAAATATTTCAAGTTATGGAATAAAATTTAGAGAAGCATATCCCTTAAATGTAGGGGCGATAAATTTAGGATGGTCACAAAATAATGAATATGCGAGACTTAGTGTTACATTTGCATATCGAAAGTGGGAACAAATCACCTCAGGTGCCGCTAACTGGACATCAAAGCGTGTACAAGATTTTTTAACAACTGGTGATACCAGTAGAGGATTTTAATCATTTTATATTATATTAGGAGAATATAATGAGTTTACCTGTAATTGAAGCACCAATATTTTCAATGAACTTGACTTCAATAAAAGAACCAGTAACTTACAGACCCTTTCTAGTCAAAGAAGAAAAACTTTTATTAATGGCTATGGAAGGAGGAAATCAAGAAGAAATAATAAGAACTTCAAAACAAATAATTAATAATTGTATTGTATCAGAAAATGTTGATGCTGACCAATTACCATTATTTGATTTACAAATGGCATTATTAAATATAAGAACAAAATCTGTTGGCGATTCTATTGAAATACAAGCAAAACACCCAGAAGAAAAAAATAGTAATGAAGAGTCTTGTGATGGTTTAACAAAAATAAAAATAAATTTATCTGATATAAAACTTACTATAAATGAGAATCATTCAAAACTTATTAAATTAACAGATAAGATTACGGTTGAAATGAAATATCCAACAATGAATATTTACAGTAATTTAGCAGACTTAGAAAATGCAGAAAATGCTTCGGCTGTAAAAGAGTTATTCGATATTGTTACCAATTGTATTGACAACATATATTCAGATGATGAAGTATTTACTGCGAGTGACCATAGTGAAGAAGAGATGAATGAATTTATTAGTAGCTTAACAAGTGATCAATTTGAAAAACTTAAGGTATTTTTTAGTACAATGCCTGCATTATTACATGATATTGAATTTACATGTGAGAAATGTAAATGTCATGAAAAACAAACTTTAAACGGAATTGGCGATTTTTTTTTATAATTTGTAGTCATAATAGTTTAGCAAACTATTATCAACTAACGTTTCAGTTGATGCAACATCATAAATATAGTTTAACAGAAGTAGAAAATTTAATACCTTTTGAAAGAGATATCTACGTAGAAATGTTAATATCTCATATAGAAGAAGAAAATAGAAAAATTAAAGAACAACAAAGAAAGACCCAATAATGGCACGTAAACCCCATAATTATGAACATTTTCAAAATCTTGTTTCTGAGCTTAAAGAACAAAACGCAGGAAATACTGCTAGTCTTCAAAAACATCTAGAAATACAAACAGATGTATTACAAAGCATGAAAGGTTTCATGCTAAAAGGATTGCAATCAGAGGCGGACACATTAAGAAAAGAAAGAGAAAACGAACTTGAAGGTAAAAAAGAGAAGTCAAAAGGCCTTACAATGAAATCTAAACAGGACCTACCAAAATTCTCAGGAAAAGGATTCATGGGAATGTTGGGAAATTTTTTATCTACTGCACTTATAGGAATTCCTGGGGGATTAAGAAGATTTTTGCCTGCCGCTTTAGGCATGTCATTGATCCCTAAATTAGCAAGAGGCGTTGCTTTGATGGTTGCAGGACCCAACTTAATTAAAGCATTAGAAGCAGGATTTAGTCAAAAAACATTTAGTGGCGGTATTTCAGCATTTATGGATTCGTATTTTTCTTCACATGGTGAGGCCTATACAAGTCTTGGGGCGGCCGCGGCAGGAGGTGCTGGAAAAGGTGCTTTGCTCGGTTTTGGATTGTTGGGACCAAGAGGAGCAATAATTGGTGGAATACTTGGAGGAGCATTAACTGGACTAAATCATATTTTTACAGACGGCTCAGGAAAAATGAACTCTAAGGGAACAGTTGAAAAAGTAAAAGCATACATGCTGGATAATGCAGGAATGTTTGCTGGTGTCACTGGTGCTTTGATGGGCGCAAAATGGGGAATAGCTGGAGGTCCAGCAGGAATAATAGCTGGGGCAATGATTGGAGGAGGTCTTGGATACATGGGAGCGGGTGTCTGGAAAGAAATGATGTCAGTGGAAAAAGGAGGAGAAAAAGACCTTGGTGTAGCATTCAGAACAGGTCTAAAAAATTGGTATATGAAAATTGATTGGGGTAGCGGTGGAGGGGCCGCTGGTGCTGGAGCGATTTTTGGAGCCGCAATGGGTGCCCCAATGGGTCCTGTTGGAATGCTTGCTGGTGCATTACTTGGAGCGGCCGCTGGACTCGTAGGAGGACCAATTTTATCAGAAGCACTAAAAATCAATGATCAAGAAGGTAAAGGAATGGCAGACGCCATGAAAACGGCTACATGGAACTTTATTAAAAGACAAGCAAAAAATCCATATGTAACAAGTGCATTAGCAGGCGCGGCAGCAGGAGGAATTCTTGGAGGTGTAGGAAGTTTACCTGGAATTATTGCTGGTGCTATAATAGGTGCTATTTTTGGAGTTATAGTACAATGGTTAACAAATACAATTGGTGCATTCGCTGGAGAAAAATTTGCTAAAGTATTTGGAATTGAAAAAGTATTATCTCCTGCAGAGAAAGCATTGGAGGAAGCAAGAGCAGATGCATCCTTTCAGTCTAAACAACTAGCTACCCAAAAAAAGGGCACTTGGAAGACAGGGAGTGCTAGACAGAATATCGGCAAAAGAGGTAAAGCTGATCCATATGAACAAATGCAAACCCTATATTCTGGATATTTGCAAACATTGGCTGAAGGTAGGGCTCAGGGAATGTACCAGGAAAAAGGTGTTTTTCATCCTTCAGCCGCCTCACATGTTGCACGAACTACAGATGTTTTGAAGAAGGATTCTGCTGAATTTGATGCTATAAAATTGAAGTTTCTGCAAAATAAATTGAAGGAAGACACCAACAGTGGAGCAGGCAACCAATCTAGCACCAACATGTACCATACCGACTACTCTAGTGTCAACAGTTCAACTACAGTTCAACAAAATCACGATTTTGTAAACATGGATGGGAGTGGCCTGCTGGATGGAGATGTTAGCCATAGTGCGGGGGGCTTTTAGAAGGCGTGCCGCTGGAACGACACTCCAGGCCCCCTAAAGTGAGATTAGTTATCTTCTGCTAATTTAGCAAAATAAGACATATCTTCATCATCTACAGAAGACGTTTTTTCTTCTGAAGAAACATTTTCAGCAGTTTTGGGTGTAGTGGTAGGTCGAAAAACAGGCTCAGTAATAGGAGGAGTTTCTACTGCAAGAACAGAATCCAGTCTCGCTTTCAATTCATCATAAGCCTTAAATTGATCATCACCAGTAAATTCTGTAAGAGCATACTGTGAATTCCAAACTTTTTCAAGCTCAGTTTCGTCTTCTACAAGTTGTGTGGGTTTATCAAATTCACTCTTATCGTAATTTCGATAACCTTCAACTTGACGAATCTTTAATTTGAAGTTCACACCTTCCCAAAGATCAAAGGGATTTACAGGAGATTCGTCTTCAAATTCGGGGTTCATCACATCATTAATCTTATCGAAAATCTTCTTCCCAAATTTATACAAAAAGACTTTCCCCTCGTTCTGAGGATTCTTTGAATCAGAAACAATATAAATGTTACTGATATAAGTTAAGCGGCGCTTTTGCTTACGAGCAACCTCTTTGTTTGCCTCGATTCCAGAATTCCAGAGTTGAGAATTATATTCTGAGACAGGATCTTTCTTACCAAGAGTTGTCAAAGAATTTTCAATGTACCAAAGACCTGTTGGTCCTTGAAAACCATGATTGAAAACTCTTGCCCATGGGACATCCTCTCCATCTACTGGAGGAAGAAATCGAATAACTGCATATCCATTTCCAGACTTATCTATTTCTGGCTTCCAAAATCGATCATCGATATAACTCTTCGATTCAGAAGGAGTATCAATCTTCTCAATTTCTTTGTGAAGATTTTGCATAAAGGATTTGCGGGATTTTTTTAGTGCGGATAGTTGTGCCATTGTTAACCTTTCATATTCGTTATATTCGTTGTATTAGATGTATTCGTTGTATTAATTGTATCTCGTAGTATTTTACGAAATTTCGTCTTATCCACCTCCAAAAATGGAGTGTATTTTAAAACTTTATCTCTAAACTGGGGCCAGACAAAAGTTTCTTTTATCTTTTGATCCCAATCAGGAACAAAGTTAAGTATCATATTAAGTATGGAAAAAGTTTCCATACAAATATATTTAGCAATCGTTTGTTTCAGCAATAAAGGATGTTGACCTTTTTCAACTTTGAACCAATTTTCAAAATCTTCTTTGTTCAACAATTTTTCAATATCATTGCTAAAAATATAACTCATGCTTTGTATTCTTTTTTGCCATTCTTTATATTTTATTTCTGCTTGTGAATCAAGTGCATCACCTATCCACAAGTTTTCATTCTCAATAAAGTTAGCAACAAAGAATTTCGATATCTCATCATCTTTATAACTTTTTGACAATCTTACAAAAAAGAATTGATCATTACGTTTTTTAAAAGCATTCAATGAGATTTTTCTTTTTTTATGCTTAAAGTAATCATACTTATTAGCATGAAAATGAGTCTTGATTGAAACGTATTCTTTATAACAATCAAACGGATCCATTTTTATCATAGTCCTGGTATTGTAGCAGTTTTTGGGAGAAAATGCAAGGCTGTAACTTCTTCTCTTAGCTTGGCTTTTAAATTTCCTTGAACAAGTTTTCCAACTGTTTCGGGTTCCATTTTTGTCTCTTCACAGTAATAAGATATTGCATCTAAATAAGACATTTTTTTATTAGTAACAATATCTTCTATAATAATTGCAAAATCTTGAGGTTTTATTGATTTAATCATTATTGTTTATTACTTTTATTATTTCTTCAATAGCATCACAAACTTTTACCGGTTTAATATTTTTTGTACATTCAAACATTCTATCAGTATTTTTATGATCTGGACACCATAACCAATCACTAGGATCAAATTTATGTCGATTATAACAACTATTACAAACAGTATCATCATGGAGTCTAATACATTTTGAAGAGAATTCTGATCCAGGATTACTAAATCCTGATATCATTATTACATATTTGTTTAAAGTCCACGCCAACCATGATAAACCAGAACCTAATCCAATAAAAAATTCAGCACCATTTAAAGTAGCTATTGTTTGATCTATAGTTCGTTCATGTCTACCTATCACCTTTTTTGGAGCTACATTAAAATATTCTCCCTGTCCAAAAGATTGAAATTTATCTATACATACTACATTATACCCCTTTTTGGATAAAAAGTCAACCACTTTGTCCCAACCTCCTGGATAATTCCAATATTTTGCTTGAGCAGTTGATTGCATACCAATACACACATAAGGCTTTACCCGTCCTGTAGCAGGGTTTGTTTCTAAATCAGCTATTAACTCAGGATCTACTTCTTCTTTAACTTTTATTTTACATCTTGTTTCTTTAAAATCTTTAATACCAAGAATTCCTGCACATAAATTCTGTAAAGAAACCCCTTTCATATCTACTGGAGATTGAGGACTTTCTTCAAAAAATCCTATTCGATAAGAAGATACAAAATCTTCAAATCCAGATTCGGGGATTATAAAAGTTATTTCCGGATATGATTCAGATATTAAATCGTTCCAAAATGTACTACAATACATCTTGCAATTATGTTTTTTACGAAATTCTTCAACAACTGGTAACCAAGCCAAAGTATCGCCCAACGCCACTGAATCAAACCAAACAAAAATATTTTTATTTGTAAAATCCTGTTCATATTCAAATTCTATTTCTTCTGTTTCAACATTTATTGCTTCAATTCTCCAATTCACATAATAATCAATACCACAAGCAACCCATCCTCCAACAGAAACCTCATTTGAATAATGAACCATACCCGTATCTCGATCAATAAAATTAATCTTATAAGCTATAGGAACATTTCCTCTAATAGATAAATAGGGATTTTTTTGCATATTCAAATCAAAAACATTTTTTCCTTCTCTGTTTGTATTTTTATATGCAAATAATAATCTATCTTTCATATCAAAAGGCTTAGTATATTTTAACTCTTTTGCTTCATAATAATATTTTTCCAATTCATCAAAAATATTTTCCCAATCTCTTTCTCTTGCAAACTCTCTTGCTTTCTTTGAATATTCATCATAATCGTCTAAAATAATTTTAACCTTATTAACGATATCATCAACATCTCTTGTACATAATTCAAATCCTTTCAAGGAAAGTTTATCTTGCATTGTTCCAACTACAGGTAAACCACATGCCATTGCTTCTAGTACTGCAAGACAGGGCTGACCCGTTTCTAAAGATGCTGGATGAATCATCACATGATGTTCATTTAATAAGTTTCTTAATTCATTCTTTTCTACATTACCAGTAAGATTTATATCAATATGTTCTTTACATTCTTCTACAATATCATAAAATGTCTTATTATATACTGCATGTATTGAATCTGGTCCAACAATTGTTATAGGAAATCCTAATATTTTCGCCGCTTGAACTGCTAAATGAAATCCCTTTCTATCATCTCCTCCACCCACACAAATCAATCGTATATCTTTTTTATTTTCATTTGGATAGAAAAAATTTGTATCTACACCATGATGCAATCTTCTCAATTTTTCTGGATATAGAAAAAAATCTATCATATCTTCAGATGGAATCAAACTGAATAAAGAATTTTTTATAGTTTCATTATTAGTCATATAAAAATGAGAATTTTTTCCATGTATTTTTACAAAAGCATCATGCATTGTAAAAATATAAGGTATGCATCTATCTCTTAATAAATCCCAAAAACCACCAGTATGATTATGAAACACATCATATTTTTCTAAATCATTTTGTGTTATATCATCTAACCATTTCAAACTTACTTCATGTCCTCTTTTTTCTGCTACTCTCGTATATTGATATATGACTTCTTCTAATCCTCCATATCCTTTTGGAGGAATTTCAAGACCACAACCAACATGTATTTGCATTATCTTTAAATTCTTTTCATTTTTTTCTTCTCTATTAGGAATATATTCATTATGTGCGGACAAAACAATTTCAGGTACATTATGTATTCGTTGAAAATTTGAAATAAAATGTATTCGATTATCTTGTGCATACCAAAAAACGTTTTGGCTCTGTGATACAATAACTTCTTTTATATTTTCAATATTGTCAGATTGATTACGATTATTTTGATGCAAATGCACATTATCTGAAAAAAAGTTTAATTCAAAATTTGCCAGGGGCAATCTAGATATAACTGTCTTTATTGTTTCTGGAGTATCTTCTAAATTTATTTTAACAAAATAATAAGAAATGTTTTCTATAAACTTATCAAAAACGATATCATGATCGAAAAATAAATGCTTTACTTTTGATATTTGTTCTTGGGTATAATCGAAATTTAAAAAACATATAAGTTTTCTTTCTGTTTCATAATTTAATTTGCTTAAATAAGTGGATTCTGCTAAATCATAGATATCATCAAAATACTTAATATTTCTAGGATATTCTATAATAAATTTTTTTCTATCTTGCTTTTCATTTATAACTAACTGTGCCTCTCCACGAGGATTCCAATTTCTGAAATTTTCACACTCACCATGCTCTCTTGCAAGATATGTTGTTCTAGGTACTGTTAACCATTTTCCATATCTTTCTAAATGCAAAAGCCATTGACCATCATTTGATAAACAAGCATCACCATCTTCATGTTCTGGAAAACGTAATCCTGGTAAGTTTTTAAAGATTCTTAAATATCCAAAAATATTTGATCGTTGTGGCCATAACTTTTCAAATCCTTCCAAAAAAGAATCATTGTCCCTTGTCATGTATACATTATCTTTAAATTTATCAAAAAGATTAGTTGAATTTTGAGGCAAGACATCAAAATATTTGTTCGCATTGAAATGAAGTAAGACAGCTTCAGGAAACAAATTAAAATAATGAATTATTTTTTCAAACGTTCCAGGTAAAATCGCATCATCAGCATCTAAATGACATACAATTTCACCAACAGCATGAATTTGTGGATTCCACCAGATTTCTTTTTTATGCTTGGGTTCTACTATTCTTATTCTCGAATCTTTTCTTTTTAATTTTTCCATTAATGTACGTGTATTATCAACAGAAAAATCATCAGCAAGAATCCATTCCCAATGATCATAATTTTGAAAAAAGACAGAATCAGCCAATTCTTCTAAATACGCCTCAGCATTATAACAAGAAGTTACAAAAGATAATTTAAAACGTTTCATGTTTTATCTCATCATCTTTTAATAAAGTAGTGCCATCCTTAAAGGATTTGTCTAGATATGATTCACCTGAACATTGTATTGAAATAGGAGATTTAACAATACCACATTTCTGATCAGGAAAGATATTGTTATTCAACCACAGATCGTATGTGTCCCACTTTGTATCTTTTAATTTTTTTCTAAAATACGATTTTCTCTTTTTATCTGTAGGCAGTAAATAACAATGCGCCTCGGACATTCTATTCGTTATACCAAAATGTGCATAATCTTCATGTTCCCAATCAGGAATTCTTTTTCCAAAAGACATATAATATAAATCATATTGATTTATATCATCCAATCTATCCATAATTGATCTATAAACTTCATGAACGGGTTTTATAAAAATAGCATCACATTCACAAAATAAAACTGCATCAAAGTCTTCATTTAGATGTTTGTTTATAGCATCTCTATGAGCAGAAAAATTACCATAATGTGCAGGAGTTAATTTATAATCTCCTGGTTTCTTTTGTACATCATCTGGTCTAGCACATGTATCTTTTGGTGGCAAATCTTTATATAAGGGATTTATCAGTTGTTCATATTTCCAATCAGAATATTCAGATAATTTTTTAAGATGTTTTATTGATTCCTTTTCTCTTTCTCCATCTGGATCAACAAGCATATGAACTATTTTTATTTTTGGTATTCTTACTGCCCATAAATTTCCCAACTCTCCTTGATTTTGACTTATTTCTTTATCAGCAAGAACATGATAACCCAACTCTTCTAATCTTTTTATAAAACTCTCCGCACGTTCTTTCATATTTTCAACACCAAACGGATGGGCTTCCATAGAAAGTTTTCTTATCTTATATTTAAAGATATCATCAGAAATTGCTGGTAACAAGTCCCATTCTGCCCCCTCACAATCCAGTTTTAATGCATCTATTCTGTCAATATTGTTATTTTTCATAAATTTTTCAAGGGTAATACAATCAACACGTTCTATTTTTTTCACACCTTGATTTTCAGTATTATTATCACTATTATTAAAATTATCATAAAAAGAATTACATGAACTAGAACCAATCTGAATAAATTCTCTACTTCCATTACTAGAAGAAATTGCTAAATTGTGTTTTGAAACATTAGGATAATCCGCTAAATTTTTACATAAAACATCAAAGGTTGTTTTTGTAGGTTCAATTGTATAGATGCGAGAAGCTCCTTTATTTAAAGCGTACATATCAAAAAACCCATAGTGTCCACCAATATCAATTACAGTATCTCCTTCTATTAAATTTAATTTTTCATAATAATTTAATATTAAAGTCTCATAAAGAGTATACCAAGAAGAAGGATCATCTGCTATTCCATAAAGTTTTTTTCTTTCGCCAAGAATTCTAATATCTTGCGTGGTTTTAAGTGGAAAGGATCTTTCAAATAAAAGATGATGATTATCTAGTAAATTTTCATCACTTATATTAGAAAAATAATCTTTAGGAGCATCAAATATTTTTACTGTAAGTCCATTTATAACATCTGCGCCACAAAATGGCTGGGCCCACATTGAATTTGTCATAATACATGATCTATAACATAACAATTCAGTATCTATTTCATATATACACAATAATTTTTCATGAAAACAATCATAAAAATTCAAAAACTGAAAATTTATTCTTGTTTGTTCTTCTGGACCGGTGCCGCCCATTGAACAATGTAAAATGTCATCAGTAACATCTAATATTCTACATATCTTAATTGCATTAATATTAATATCATCAGAAAGCCAAGTAACTTTATCATTGTATTTGTCGAGATATGAATCTAATTTATGTGCTAATACAGGTATATTCCAAGATAATGCTTCTTTTATTACTATTGGATTCGTTTCTTTATCTAAATCACTACCTTTAGAAGCAAATAAAAACAAGTCCATACACGAATAAAATTTATCTACATCTTCTCGTTCTCCCCAAACAGTACAATTATCAGGCAATTCTTTTGTCAGGGGTTCCCAATATTGTTTAAAATTTTCTGCAAGATTTCCTACAAAATGAAATTGAACCTTGGGCAAAAGTTTAGCATATTCAATAATTTCTGCTTGATTTTTTCTTGATGTCCATAATCCAACGTTCAATACATGTTTTAAAGCAGGATCAACACCCAATTCTCTCAAAGCAACATCTCTTTGTTTTTCTGATGTTTTTTTATCAACAGGATATTCTATGACACATGCAGGAACATCTATTGATCTAAATTTTATTAATTGATTGTCGCTACAAAATAAAAATTTATCTGGTAAAAATCTTTTATCATCAGGACTAAATGAAGAGTCATGAGAAGTTTCAAAAATCAAATAATTTCTAACCTTTTTATAGATTTTTTTTGTTATTTCATCATCCATAAAGAACTCGGGCATTTCTTCAAAATGAATAATATGGGGTTTTATTTCATCTAAATAATTCAGTATAACAGTTTTGTCTTCGTGTAAAGTTATTAAACGATCATTTAAAATGTTTAATATTTTATCCTTTTGAACCCTGTAATGACCATAGTCACTATACTCGATAACATAAATATCATTGTCATCATATAACTGTTCAATTTTTTTAAGAAGATGTTGGGGGAGACCACCCGTAGATAGGTGTGGGGCAATATATAATATTCTCATAAGCATTTCATTTGATGGCTAAATATATATAAATAAAAAGAAATATACACATTATATAGTTTACACTATTTTGAAACTCTTGTCAATGGATTAAATATGGCAGTACAAAGACCACTATATTGGGATACAGGAAACAAAGACCTGCGGCAGTATACTGATGCAAATTTAATAGTATTAAGTTATTTTTTAAGAAAAAGATATGCGGCCCTTCTAGATGCAGGTTCTGATTATGCGGGTGAAGTAAAAGTTTCACAACCCACTCATTTTATATCAATAGGAACCGCGACTAATAAGTACAGAACTCAAGGATCTGGTACTGAACCTGACGATGCTGATAATACTGGAGGAGCAGAACCCGACACAGTTTTTGGTACTCAAAATACAGGTGGATCCGATGTTGGCTATAGCTATTTTCAAAACATGTATCATAATACAGCTTTTTCGACTGCGGCAACGATAAACGCCTCTGGCTCATTATATTGGAGTTCTCCAGATTTAAAGATAGGACCAACTGCTGAAGCTGATCTTCGGGATACACTTGTAACTGATTGTATTACTCAAATGAAAACTGGTGATGAAGTGGGATCTTATAGAGTTTCAACAACTGATCCAGGTAGCGGAACTTGGTCTGATAAAGGAACATTTTTTACTGATACAAAATACGGTAGTACAAACTTACCCGCAAATACTACTAACCAAACTACAATAAACACTTATAAATTGTGGCTAAAAACTGCAAATACAACTGAACCATCAAGTCCAGACAATTATATTACATGGGATGATGCTAATAACGAAATACAATTATGGGCAACTGCAGATTATACTGCCGTCTCTCCCTTAATAAATGAAGTTTATATAAATGTAATTGCAAGAAGAGCTTTAACATATAACGTAGCTACTGCTAGTGCTGGAACTAATAGAGGCATTTTTTATGATAAAGTATGGTCAACAGAATCAGCATCAACAGCTCCTGTTAACCTTGGGATATATACAAGATATTGGACACCTACTGGAACAGAAGTTGATCAAAATGGTCCATATTATTTTAATTGCATTGGAGAAAGAGATCCAGACAATCTACCGTAAAAACAATAATTAAAAGGAAAAATATTATGGTTACTCTAAAGGAAGCACATATTGCTTCAACACACGAAACATGGTTATCATATTGGAAACAATGTAGGGTTAATGTTGTATATCATAAATTTACTGATTATTCAGATGTAGATAATCCTTTACATATCCGATTTAGAGAAATACCCGAAGGTGAAGATGTAAGTGTTCCTCATCCAGATATTGAAGTACAAATGATTGAAATACATAAAGATACAAATTGTGTTCGTGCATTAATAGAAGCGGTGCCTACATTGACAACATACCAAATAGAAAAAAATACAGTAGATTTTCATGATGCAGATGCTAAACAACATGCAGAATGGCTTGAATTTCTAGAATATAAGGCACAGGGCAATCTTAAAATAGAAACTGTTGATGATACAAAACCCATTTCATGGGAATCAATAAGAAATGCTTCAACAGAAGAATTATTTCAAACAAAACTTGAAATATTTGAATCTCCTCCAGTTCAAGAAAGCGAAAATAAAGAGTATCGTGCAAACATCAGAAAATCAGCTTCTATCATTGAAGCAATGTATTGGTATTATTTAATAGTGAACAATGTTCAAGACTATGATGAACAGGCATCACCAGAGGGAAAACTTCCTGAAGATATAAGCATACTACTTGAAGATGTTCCTTCTGAATTAATTTTTAAATGGAAATTACAAATTTTTGAACAAGAAAATGTTCAAAATAGTGAAAACAAAAAAGCTAGATCCAAAATTAGAAAATCTACTAATTTAATTGAATTACTTATGGCTTATGATGAAATAGATGAAAAAGTAAATGATTACAACTATGAAGAAGAAACTAAAGAAGAAGATA